AATCACGCAAGTGACTGAAAGGGGGCTTAAAACCCCCTTTCTTTTATGCTAAACTAAATACAAAGGTAAGCAGATGGATATACTAGATTCAAAGACTGACCAAGAACTCCTACAGAGTTTGATAGTAGAAATTGCCAAAACCACAAATGAAATACGTTGTGCCAAGGCAGACATAGATAAAGCACAAAGCAGAATCAAGTTCTTGTTGGTTCTTGCTCACACAATGTTAAACAGACAAAAGGATTAATAGATATGAAAATCAATCAAATAGCCAGCAAACCCCAACTAATCAAAGTTATCGTGGATGACAAAGCCACCATCAAAGAATTTGGTGAAGCAGTAGAATTCTGGACCTGGGACAGACAACCTCTGGACAAGTTCATGAAACTGGCCAGCGTCAAGCAGGACAACCCTGCTGAAATTATTGAAATTGTAAAAACACTTATTCTAGATGAACAAGGCAATGAAGTAGTCAACGGTGAAAATATGTTGCCCACTCAGCTGTTGATTAAAATTATCCAGAAGGTGACTGAAACTCTGGGAAAGTAATTGGCGAGGATCTAGATTGGAATAGTGATGAGGCCAGCATGATACTCACTATTCACAACCTCGCTAAGACATATATGTTGTTGCCCTCAGAAGTGTTAGGCAGGGCAACCACATTTGATTTGTATGTACTTGATACGCATTCTAGGTTTATTAAATATCAAGAACAAAAGGCACAGGGCAATGACAAGAAGCAGGTGTTTGGCAATTCAAACAAGAGAATGCCCAGCAAGGCAGAAATGCAACGGATGTGGGACAATGTTAAAGCAATGAGCGAGGAGCGTTTAAAATAATGATTGACATCAAACTAGATATACAGGATAGGATCACTGGGGATATCACCAAACTTAAACGAGAGTTGGGGGCAGTTCCCAAGGCAGCTGTCACTGAATATCAAAAGCTGACACCTATCAAGAGTGGTAATGCCCGCAAGCGAACCACTCTTCAAGGCAATACTATTAAAGCCAATTATCCCTACGCTCAACGTCTTGATGAAGGCTATTCCAAGCAGGCACCACAAGGTATGACCAAGCCCTGGGAGTCTTGGTTGCAGAAATACCTTGATAAAATAATGAAGAGGTAAGACATGGCTGCTAATCTAAACTATAATGTAAACGTCAACACCACTGCTGGCGTTCAAGCCCTAAACAATCTACAGAACAAGGTGTCAGGTGTCAGTAATGCTTTCAGTGGATTAAAAAATGCCATTGGTGGTATTGCCGTTGGCGCTGCCATTACAAGTATATTGAGATTTGCTGACAACATTCAAGACTTGAGTGATGCCACTGGCATAGCCTCTGCGAACATACTGGGCTTTCAGAAAGCAGTTCAGGCATTTGGCGGATCAGCAGACGGTGCTGACAAAGCCATTCTCAAATTGGTTCAAAACATTGGTGAAGCCAATAGTGGATCAGCAGAATTGCAATTGGCATTTAATAAAGTTGGTGTTTCATTAGACGACTTGAGAAATCTCAGCGAACAAGACATCCTAGCAAAAACTCTAGTGGGTCTTGAAAAAATACAAGACAAGTCGCTACAAGCCGCATTAAAGGCACAAATACTAGGCAAAGAAATGCGTGGAGTTGCTTCAGCAGGATTGCCAGAAGCACTGGCTAAAGCAACTGCTGAAAGTGAAAAGAATGCTGAGAGTATTAAACGAGTTGCTGAACTACAAGGCAATTTAGAAAAAGCCATTGGCAAGGTAAAATTAACTCTATTAGAAATAATTTCACCAGCAGCTGATTTTGTTAATGCACTAAATCCTACTAGATTGGCAGAAGCTATTGAGGGCTTTACTAAATTGGCGGCTGTTATCGCAGCTTTTGCAATATTTGGTAGATTGGTTGTTATTGCAGAAGGATTGGCTGTAGGGTTGACAGGAGCCGCAGCCGCCGCAGGGTTATTTGCTTTAAACATTGTAAAAAACTTTACCGTTATAGGTAAAGTTCTAACTGGTATTGGTGCATTAATCTTGGGATTTAAAACAATATTCCCAGATACATTTAAAACTATTTCAGATAGTTTTGGTAAAGCAATAGATAGTGCTCAAGAATTCTTTGGCATGGAGAAGCCTAAGTTCTTGGACCAGTCAGAAGTAGATAGAGAAAATTATCTATTAAAACAACGCAGTGAAGCATTAAAACAAAATGGACAAGCGGCAAAGGAGCAAATTGATCCGTTTAAGTCTCTAAAGGAAACCTTAAGAGGTACTGCTGATGAATATGCAAGAATAAACAAAGAGAATATTAAGAATATTGAATTGGCAACCAAGTTGGTTGGCTTAACTAGTCAGGAAGCAGACATTCATAGAGCCAATGCAGAATTAGTTAAACGTGAAACTGATGAGATTAAAAAACTTGAAGATCAGAAAAATAAACTAACTGAAGCTCAACAAAAGGCTGGCATTGGTGGCATCATTGATGCACAGATTGCCAAAATTAAAGAACAAACTCTAGAAGATCAAATTTCCACTGAGCAGGCCATTAAGAATCTTGAAGCCAGACGTAATGCACATGAAGCACTTAAGGCAGTTCAAGACTTTGCCTACAAGAGTGAAATTGACGGTGTTAGAAAAGTTCAAGACATCATGGATGACATGAACAAAAACACAATGAATGGCTTACAAAAAGCCTATGCAGATATAGAAATTTCCTCACGCAAGTCAGCAGATGCTGCCGTTGATGCAGAAAACAGCCGTCGTCGTAGTGCTGGTTTGGCTAAACTAACTGCTGAAGAAACCAAGCGTTATTATGATGAAGCCAATAAAGGCAATGCTCAACTCAAGCGAGCCACAGACGAGGCCTACAACAATAGTCGTAGGTTTAGCACAGGCTGGAAGAAGGCATTCAATGACTATGCAGACAATGCCACTGATGCTGCCAAGACAGCAGAGAACCTATTCAAGAAAGCCACACAGGGCATGGAAGATGTCATTGTTAAATTTGCCAAGACTGGTAAGTTTGAATTCAAAGAGTTTGTGAGTGATATGCTTGAACAACTATTACGCAGTCAAATACAATCAACCTTTGCTGGACTACTAGGCGGCATCACAGGCGGTGGAAAAGGTGGCGGTGGTCAAGGAGGTGGTGGTCAAGGTGGTGGTGGAGGTGGTGGAGGTGGTATCTTAGATTCTATCGCTGGCCTATTTGGAGGCGGTGGTGGTGGAGCCCCTGGCAGTTCTGCCAACAATCCCATGTATGTGATAGACATTGGAGGTGGTGGTGGAGGCGGATTCATGGGCCCAATGCAGGAGCAGGGTCAAGGTGGAAGTGGTGGTATGTTTGACACCATAAAGAATATTGGATCAAGTATTTGGGATGGAGTCAGTGGCGCAGTAGGCGGCATTGTGGATGGCATCTCAGGAGCATTTGGTGGCATCGCTAGTGCAGTAGGCGGATTGTTTGGAGGTGGAGGTGGTGGCGACTCAGGTGGTGGATTCTTTGACGGCATCTCAAGTCTGTTTGACGGCTTCTTTGCCAATGGTGGTAATATTGGTGCAGGCAAGTTTGGTGTGGTAGGTGAATCAGGACCTGAATTGGTTAGTGGACCAGCATCAGTGACACCAATGGGTGGCGGAACCAATGTCACTTACAATATCAATGCTGTGGATGCTGCCAGCTTCAAACAGATGTTGGCACAGGACCCCAGCTTTATATATGGATTAAGTATGCAAGGCGCCAAAGGCGTCCCAGCAAGGAGATAACAATGAGTTTTCAATGGATTATAGACAATGCTGAAACATTCAGCATCAATAGAAAGAAAATGGTTGCCAGTACTACTAGTCGCAGTGGTATTGTTCGTGCTGTTAGTCGCGGCACACAGCCAGATAGAATCACAGTTCAACTGCCAGACGGCATTGCTTGGACTACACTGAAAGCCAATATTGAAGCCGCAGAAGTACTGGACAAATTTACCAACGCCACAATCAACATACCCTATGCCAAGTTTCCTTGGTATTACAACAACACGGATCCAGGTGGCGGTGCATATTCAAAGACTGTAAAATGTCTTGAGTTTCCTGAGTGGACCATTATGGCTCGCGATCAAGTGTCATGGAGTGGGCCTTTTGTATTTGTAGAGGTTATTGCATAATGGCACTGACACCTAACCTAGTTAGTTATACTGCTGTTCAAAGCAATCTGTTTGTTCGCATACAGGTGGATGAATACAGAACAACACCAGGTGGTGCATTCACACCAGTGGTGCTTAAATTCTCAGACAGCCTAACCACTAGAACAATCAATGAAGAAGAGTATACCCCACTTGGCAGTCTAATGTCAATATCCAGTTCCAGTAGTGAACTGCGTGTGAGTGGCAGTGGTTTAAATATCAGCATATCAGGTATTCCTGATGCAAGCATAGCAGAAATTGTAAATTCAAAGATTAAAGGTTGCCCCGTTAGGATCTATAGATTGTTTTCAACTGCTACCACAAACGAAATCATTGACATTGATGGCAATCCCAGCGGAAGATTCCGTGGTTATATCAACAACTTTTCACTCACAGAAGAACTTGACAATGACACAAGAACTGCAACGAATACCATTACTTTGGTTTGTGCCAGTTCAGTTGACGTACTTCAAAACAAGATTGCTGGACGCAAAACAAATCCCAGCAGTCAAAAGAAATTCTTTCCAAGTGATCTAAGTATGGATCGTGTGCCTAATTTAGAAAATGCCACATTTAACTTTGGAGCACCCAAGCAATGAGTTTCCTAGATGATATTATTCAGGTTGGCTCAGACATATTTGGTGCCGTATCTAACAGTGGCATTCTTGGTGGTGTAGTTAAAAGCGTTGGTCTTGGCTATCTACTAAAAGAAGTTCAAAGTAGCACAACCAAAGAAAACACAGTTCCAGAAACGGCTCGCTCTGAAGCTGCCACCACGCCTGACTACGGGGTGCGAGAACAAGTGGATCCTGACACACAACATTCAGTTCCCGTGGTATATGGCACCGCATACCTAGGCGGTATCATCACTGATGCAGTGCTCACAGACGCAAATCTTACCATGTGGTACTGTCTAGTCATATGTGAAAAGACTGGCAATTTAATTAATGGTACTCCCTCAGTTATTTCCATTGACAGAGTTTATTGGGATCAAAATGAAATTAAATTTCAAACCAACGGACACACCATTCAAGAATATTACACAGCTGAAGGTAATAGCAGTGATAACCCCAATGGGCTCATTGACATCTATTTGTTTAACAATGGTTCAAATAGTCAAGTTTATCCTACTGGCTATTCTGGTATTTCTGCGCCAGCGTATACCTTGTTTCCTAATTGGACTGTGAATCATACCATGAATCAATTGGTATTTGCCTTAATAAAAGTTCAATACAACAAAGAAAAAGGCACAACAGGTTTGGGTAAGATAGAATTTAAAATAACAAACACCATGACTGAAGCAGGAGACTGCATCAACGACTATCTAACCAACACCAGATACGGTGCAGGTATCACCGCTGAGGAGATAAACACATAATGCAAAGCCTATCAGATTTAAACAGTCATAGCAGAACAATTATTGAAGTTGCTGACACACGAGCCAGCGGAGTTGTTCTAGATAGACTGGTATCTGCTG